CAACTGGCAGGTGACGGACTTCCCGACGATCACGGATGCCACCTATGTTTCCGACGACAATGGCATCGTCTTTTTCCGCGACGTGGTGCTGCCGTTCACGACTTCCTCGTCGTGCGCGCAGCGCCTTGCGGTCATCGAGCTTCGCCGCGCTCGCGAGGAAATCACGATGTCGGCGCGCTTCCGACTAGAGGCGATGCAAGTGCGTGCGGGCGATACGGTGATGATTACCAACTCGAAGCTCGGGTTTTCCTCCAAGGTCTTCGAGGTCATGGAGTGGAACTTCGCGAGCGGCGGCAATCCTCCCGAGGTATTCGTGGACATGACGCTGCGCGAAACCGACTCGTCGGTCTATTCGTGGAATGTCACGGATGAAATCTACACGGCAGGCGCGCTCAACACGACGCTGCCGGACCCGTTTTCAATCTCGGCTCCGACGAATCTCTCTCTGACTGCGGACGGCACGACGCAGTTCATCCAGTTAGACGGCTCAGTCATGCCGCGCATCAGGGTCGCGTGGACTCCGCCAGCCGTCGGCTTCATTGAGTCTGGCGGCGCCGTCGTCATCGAATACAAGCCGAGCACGAGCACGACCTATTTGACATGGAGCCGCCTCGAAGGGGCGCAGACCGAGGACTTCATCAGCTCGGACGTGAAGATCGGCACGAACTACAACGTGCGAATTTACGGCGAAAGCTATTTCCGCATTTCTACGAGCTACCTCAGCGGAACGATCACCGTCGCCAAAGACACCACCGCCCCAAGCATCCCCACCGGCCTCACCGCTGTAGTCGGCACGGGCCGCGCGGTCTCCCTCGACTGGAACGACAACACCGAGCCCGACTTTTCGGAATATGGCATTTATCGCAACACCACGGCGGTCACGCCAGCGAACGCCAACACGAACAAGATCGCCGAGGTCCGCGCGTCGCGCTTCGTGGACACCGACGTGGACATCGGTACGACGTATTACTACTGGCTGAACGCTTACGACACCGTGGAGAACGTGTCAGGGTTTACCAACTACGTCCAAGCGACGCCATCGGTCATCACCGCTGGGCCTATCGACCCGACCGCACCGAACACACCCGCTGCGCCTACGCTCATCAGCGCGACGTTTTATCTGTCGAGCGACGGGGGATCATTTGCCAGCATCTCTCTCACTGCGCCTCCGCTGCCGTCTGGCGCGGTCTCTCTCGACGTGCTCTATCGGCGCACAGGCGCAAGCGATTTTATCATAGCAAATCAAATTACGTCATCGGTTTCCTACGCGGTGTCGATTGACGACCTCTCTGCGGGCGTTGGCTACCAATTCGCGACGCGCGGGATTTCGTTCTCAGGTAGGCTCTCAACGGTATCGTCGGTGCTTGGTCTGACTGCGCCGAGCAATACAACGTCACCGGCTACACCTACCGGCGGAACATTCAGCGGCGACGGCGTAAAGCCAAAATACTTTCCCGCAACCACCGTATTCCTAATTGGCACTCGAATCGGATGGGCATCAAACACTGAATCCGATTTCGCTTACTACGAAATCAAAGCGACGACAACGAACAGCGACGCGGCAACGGATTACTCATGGACTCCTAATGATGGTGCAAATTCCTTTGTCACAACACGGGACACAGAGACATTTCTTTACAGCCTAAGCGCGCCCGCTGGATACATACGCATTAGGGCCGTGAACCGATCCGGAGTTGCGTCACCGTATGCCAGTCTTGGGAACGCAAACACGGCAGCGTCAATCGGGACTGGAACCATCTCCGCACAAAATACAACCGACGTAACCACCACCGGAATCAAAACCGGTTCAGGCTCATCCACGCGACAGATCAATGTCGTCTATGAAATCAACGACGTGTTCGCGATTACGGGCGGGGCTACGACTTACGACCTGAGCATCTCACTCACAAATCGCGGATTCAACACGAAGCCCGATGACGGTCTGGTCGCGGTCGAGGACGTGCTCTATCAGGGTTTCTATGACTCGCAGGCCGCAGGCTCAACATCGACAACTGCGGTCATAAAAATCTACCGCAACGACGGCAGGACGCTTGCCTCGGGCAACCTTCGACTCTCGGCACGCTTCACCGAATACAACTAACATGGCCTTTCAAAAAACATTCACGCTCCGCTCTGGCGCACAGGGTAACTACACGCGGCTCATCACCTATCGCGTGGACCGGATGACGCGCGAGGCCGTTGGGCTGTTCTCACTCTTCGTCGACTCGGCGGCGGCGCACGGCGGCAAAGACCCGTTGACGCCGTGGATCGCAAAGCTGCGCGTCACGGGCGACGCCTTCGACCGATACTTCTCAAGCGCGGCGCTCGATGCGGACACGATGGCGAATTTCTACCGCGCAGCGAAGGCCGAGCCGATGGTGTCAGATTTCGGCGGCGCTTTGTTCTCGGACGCGCTCGACGTATGAGCAAAGCGGATACAAAGTATGGGCCGCGCAATTACACCCTTGCCACCGCGCCCGCAATCCGCTCTCCTCGCATCACCATGCGGCGGTGAGGGCTGAGGCTAACCGCAAGCCCGCGAGCGGATTTACCGTTTCGCGGGCTTTCTTTTGCCCAGATTCCGCATCCGTCGCCAACATTTGATTCGTTTTAAGTAGCGCAACTGCAACGGCTTAGGGAAGCAGCAGGACAAAATACGCAATTGAGCTTTACGCGGGCGGGGTGTTCGGATTGAGTGTGCACGTCGGAGGGAATTAACCCCGAGACGAAAAACACAAAAAACAAAATGAAGACCCAAATGAAGAACGCCAAGAGCCTCGAAGCCCTTAAAGCCAACGCGCCAGAAGGAACCCGATTCATTCACACCGCGAGCGTGATGGATGACAGCTCAACCGGTGGCTTCTGTGGATTCTACGCCACGCCAGAGCAAGAGCGGGAATACAACGACGGAATGGCTCGGATGGCCGAGATGGGCTGAGTAAACCTCGCCCCGCAAACCACCCCGCTACCTCTTCGGAGGCGCGGGGTTTTCCGGTGCCAGACCGGAGGGAAATAACCCCGAGGCTCGCAACATAACAAAATGAAAACCGATACCGCCCTTCCCGTCCTCGTTTCTACTCGCGAGGTTTTGCACCGTAACGCGTTCCAAAGCGGACCAAGAATCGCAGAGGTCCAAACGATTCGGATGCCAGATGGCTCGCTTGTCGAGGTGTCGATCTGGAAAAACGAAGCTGGCAAGGTTTGCCAAGTCGGAGCGCCGGTCACCGTCGGAGGTGCCGCATGAGCACCACCGATGCTCTTACAAACGCTCTGGTCCTTGCGATCCTCGCGCCCGACCAAGCACGCGCCGACCGCGCAATCGCTCTCGCCGAGTCTATCGGCGCGGGATGCACGGCGAAGCAGATCGCCCAAGCGAAACGCAACGCCTCAAAGCTCACGAAATGAAATCCACGCTCCTACTCCTCGCGCTCTGCGCCACCGCGCAAGCCGCGCCACCCGCCTCGTTCTTTCGCGCCCTGCACGTCGTGGAGACAGGCGGGCGCACGGGCGCAATCATCGGCGACCAAGGCCGCGCGCTCGGGCCGCTTCAGATTCACAGAGCCTACCACGCAGACAGCCGCGTGGCGGGCGATTACAGCCGCGTGGCGGATCTCGATTACTCAAAGCGGGTAGTCAGCGCCTACCTCCAACGCTACGCTCCCGCAGCGTGGGCGGCGGGCGACGTGGTCACGCTGGCGAGGATTCACAATGGTGGGCCGCGCGGGGCAGCGAAGCCCGCGACGGTAGCCTACGGCGACAAGGTCGCGAGGCTCACCAAATAACTTTCGGAGCCACCCGATTGCCAAGGCCAACGAGCCCGACCGTGGGCGTGCGAAAATACGCGGTCACTAATCAGCAACACAACACACGACAACACGACAATGAACGACAACGACAACGAAACAGAACAGGAAATGCTCTGGGCCGCGCAAGACCTGCGGACCATGACAAGCGGCAAAGCCGAGATTACGATCTCGCGACGAGTGACAATCAAACCGAACGCGATCAAAGAAAGCTGGGATTACCAGATCACTTTCGGCGACATCCTCAACCGAGGGGCGTGGCGCTGGGAGTGCGCGCAGGCCGAGACGCTTGAAGCAGTGGTCGAAATGACCAAGGCGCAGATCAAAGCACAGGGCGACGAGAAGGCTCGCGAGCTCCTGCAATTGCAAGACGCAGCCGCGAAGCTCGGGCTGAAGCTCGTGGAGGCCGCGCCATGAGCCTCGAACTTATCCACGCAGAACTAATCCGCATCCGCGAAGCTCTCGAGGCTCGCCCATTCGCATCGGGCGCACCGGCTGCAAAGCCTGCCGCTCCTCGCTCCGACGAGGTGCCGCTGCCCACCGAAATCATCGTCGACGCTGGGAACGTGCAGGTGCATTTCGGCAAAAACAAGGGCGTGGCGCTCTCGTCGCTGGGCGACCGCTCAGTGGCATGGTATGCGCAGGAGCCGGAGCCGCGCATCGGGAATAATGGGAAACCGTTCCCGCCTCGCGCCGAGGACGTGCTGCTGCGCAACGCGGCGCGGACCCTCATTCACCAAAAGCGCGGGACCATTGCAGGTGCCGCAGTTCCTACCGCTCCCGTCGCAAACATCGACGAGGGTGACGTCTCCTTCTAAAAGCAAAAGCCCGTCGCGGGAACACAACCGCGACGGGCAGCAAAACAACACAACAACAGTCAGCGATTCGTAAAAAATGAACACAGCAGAAACACCCACAGTCACATCAACCGCCGTAGTCGAGACGCCCAAGACCGTCACGACCTCAGCCCCAAAGCCTCTCATCAACTACGGCGCGCAAGGAGTGAAGCTGGCATCGCTAGAGGACGCCTTCAGATTCGCCAACGCAATCGTCGCCAGCGGATTCGCTCCGCGCGGCATGGAGAAACCGGAGGCGGTTCTCGTTGCGATTCAGCTCGGGGCAGAGCTCGGGCTCACGCCGATGGCCGCGCTCCAAAACACGGCAGTCATCAACGGCAGACCGGCGATCTACGGGGACGCCGCGCTCGCCTTGGTCCGCGCGTCCGGTCTCCTCGAAAGCTTCAACGAGGAGGAGGTAGGCGAGGCCGGCAAAGATTCGTTTGGTATCAAGGTAACCGCTACACGGCGCGACGGCTCGAAGGGATGCGAGACGTTTACGGTGGCCGACGCCAAGGCCGCGAAGCTCTGGGGAAAGTCGGGACCGTGGACCGACTACCCGCGCAGGATGCTCAAGTTCCGCGCGCGCGGCTTTGTGCTTCGCGACGTATTCGGCGACGTGCTCAAAGGACTCCGAACCGCCGAGGAGGTCCGCGACTATCCCGAGGAGCGCAACATCACGCCGCTCTCCGAAAAGGTCTCGGGCGGGCTCACTATGTCGATCACGCAAGGGGGTGCGACATGAACACTGGAGAAATCAAAAACGCCGCCGTGGTGAACAACGCGACCGAGCAATTCCGCAGCCTGCTCGAAACGCACTTCATCGCCATCGCCCGCGCTGCCGAGGAGTCGTTTGTCGATGAAGAAAACCAAACCGAGCCCAAAGCGAAGGCATCGTTTGCGCTTGAGTGGGACGCGCTCTCACTCGCGCCGAAGGTGGTCGTGAAGATCGGATGGTCCGTGCGCTACAAGGACGAGACGGAGTCAATGGTGGACCCGTTGCAATCGAAGCTCGGGCTGGTGGAGGATGCGAAATGATCTCCGAATCAAACGAAGTCTATCACGCGCACAGCGCAATCTCGCACTCGAAGCTGGAGCTATTCCGCCGCCGACCTATCTCGTATTACCGCCGCTTCATCGCGAAGACCGTGGCGCGACCGGAGCCCACGGAAGCGTTTCGCCTCGGCTCGGCGGCGCATTGCGCGGTGCTTGAGCCCGCGACGTTCTGGGACCGCTACGCGCTGCGACCGGAGGGCATCGACCGGCGAACGAAGGACGGCAAGATCGCGTTTGCCGAGTTTGAGTCGGCGAACGCGGGCAAGACGATCATCAC